TCCTCAGCGTCGTAGAGGCGACACGCGCGGCGATCGATGCAGCGCATTTGCCGCCGACGTCCGCCGGCGCCGTGGCGGTATTGCTGCGGCTCGCCGATGCGATCGACGGCATCGACGAGGATGGCTTGAATCCGGCTGGGAAGCTCGACAACGTCTCGGTCCCGACCTATCTGCGGTACTGCGAGGCTCTCGGGCTGACGGGCACGAAGGGGCCCGCCGGGTCGTCGGCTGAGCCTTCGGGAGGTGGCGCGGGTGGCACAGCCGGACGTCGCCAACGCGCCGCGCAACGGCGAGGACTCTCGGCGGTCTCGTAGGGTCGGCGCGCGGTCGGGCGATCCGCGGAAGCGGGACCACAAGAAGAAGCTCGCTCGGGACGTGCGCGGGTCGACGACCCCGCGGGTCTGGACGCCGCCGCTGCGCGAACTGACGCCGGACGTCCTGGACGCCGCCGGGAATGTCGTCTCGCCAGCAACATCGCTGGGCTTCGATGTCGTCGAGTGGGCGCGCGAGTCACTGCTTGTGGATCTGCTGCCGTGGCAAGAGTGGCTGCTGATTCACGCGCTCGAGCTCCTCCCGAACGGGGCGCTGCGCTTCCGCAACGTCGTCGTCCTGGTCGCCAGGCAGAACGGCAAGTCGACGCTGTCGCAGGTCTTGAGCCTGTACTTCCTGTGCGTGATGGGTCGCCGCACGGTGCTGACCACTGCGCAGGACCTCGACACGGCCGAGGAGATCTGGCAGGGCGCCGTCGACCTGATGCAGGAGACGGACGAGGAGGATCGGCCGGTCCGTCCGGACGTCTTCGGCTTGGTCCGGCACGTCTCGATGGTCAACGGCAAGAAGGCGCTGATCCTCACCACGGGCGAGCGCTACAAGGTCAAGGCGGCGAACCGGAAGGCGGGCCGCGGCCTCACCGGCGATCTGGTGATCCTCGACGAGCTGCGCGAGCATCAGACGTGGGACGCCTGGGGTGCGATCACGAAGACGACGCAGGCTCGGCCGGACGCCCAGGTGTGGTGCCTGTCGAACGCCGGCGACGTCACGTCGGTGGTGCTGCGGCATCTGCGGCTGAAGGCGCATCGCGCGATCGGTGACCCGGACGGGATCGCGGCGGCCGAGGACGTCGAGGCGTCAGCCCCTACCGTCGAGGATGAGGCGTCGGCCAGTGAGGCGATGCGCGTCAGCGCGCTTGAGCACTTCGACTGGATCGACACTCCGAACCCGGAATGGGATTTCTCGGAAGACGGCGACGGCAACAGCCTTGAGGTGGACGCCTCGACGCTGGGGCTCTTCGAGTGGTCGGCGCATCCTGGCGCCGGCCTGATGGACGTCGACGAGTGGGCGCTCGGCAATCCGGCGATGAACTACCGCCGGGGCGACACGTCGATTACGACGCGCAGCCTGAAGGCGTCGGCTGAGGACGATCCGGAGTGGGTCTTCCGCACCGAGAACATGTGCCAGTGGCCGGATGGGGCGCTGGCGGGGCTCTTCGAGGCTGGGAAGTGGGAGGCGCGGCGGAATGTGCCGCTGGTGCTGCCCTCGGGGGTCGAGGTCGTGCGACAGCGCGACAAGATCGTCGGCGGGTCGTGGCTATGCATCGATCAGTCCCAGGATGGCTCGTGGTCCTATGTGGGCCGGGTGGGCCGGTCGAGTGATGGGCGCTGGCAGGGCGAGGTGGTGGCTGCGCGGCGCGGCACGGACTGGCTTGGGCCGTGGCTGCTGGTGCGCGCTGAGCAGGTCGAGTCGGTCTGCGCTCAGGGTCGGGGCGCTCCGATCTCGGGGTGGCTGAATGACGCCGAGAAGGATCCGAAGCTGGCGCGCTTGCGGTTCGTGCGCTGGGAAGGCGCCGATCTGATCCCGGGCCATGCGGCCGGCTTCGAGGCGGTGCGTGATGGCCTGCTGTGGCACAACAAGCAGCCGGTCCTCGACACGGCCGCCGAACGTTCCGTCGCGCATGAGCTGGGGGGCGGGCCGGTGATTGATCGTCTCAAGTCCTCGTGTGACGCGGCCCCGTTGATCGCGCTCTTTGGCGCCTGGTGGCTGTCGCAGCGTCCCTCGCGGGCGAAGGCCGCGCCGCCGGCTCCCATGGTCGTGACCTCCGGGGCCTCCGGTGGGGCCGACCTTCCTGACTTCTTGCGTATCGAACCGATGGGGGTGATCTGACGTGCCGGACATGAAGCCGCCGACCTCGGCGAAGGCCGCGCAGGGCGATGCCGCGCCGTGGTCGTCATTCACCGACGACGACCTCGATTTGCCGGCCGAGCTGAGGTCCCCGCTCGACGTGCGGACCTATCGCAAGATGAGGATCGACCCTCAGGTGACCTCGCTCCTCAAGGCCACATGGATGCCGATTTCGCGCACGCAGGCGAGAATCGATGCGGCGGGATGCCGAGACGAGGTCGCCCATCATGTCGCGCTGAATCTCGGCCTTCCCCTGGTGGGGCAGGAGGAGGCGCCGCGGCCGCTGCGGACTCGCGATCGGTTCTCTTGGTCGCAGCATCTGCGGCACGTGATGTTGCAGGACGTCTACGGCTACAGCGCTTTCGAGCAGGTCTACCGCTTCAACGAGCGGTCGGGCCGCTACGACATCCGCAAGCTCTTGTGGATCCCGCCTTGGACGGTGAGCGAGATCAAGACGGCGTCCGACGGCGGACTGGTCCAGGTCAGGCAGGATCTTCCCGGCACGCAGCCGGTCCCCGTGTCGGAGCTGGTGTGGCACGCGAACGAGCGTGAGGGCGCGAACTGGCGTGGATTGTCGCTGCTGCGGTCGTGCTACCGGCCGTGGCTGCTCAAGGATCGTCTGCAGCGTGTCGGCGTCTTGTCGGTCGAGCGCAACGGCATGGGCGTCCCGACCTACACGGCGCCGCCGCGCGACTTCACCGACGACCCGGACGGGGTGAAGGCCGAGGCGGATATCGCCGCCGGCCTCAGCATCGCGAAGGGCGTCAGGTCCGGGGAGGCTGCCGGGGCGTCGCTGGCGAACGGCGCGAAGCTCGAGCTGCAGGGCGTCACGGGCTCGCTGCCGGACGCCACGGTCTTCATCCGGTACTTCGATGAGCAGATGGCCCGGGCCTTCCTCGGCCACTTCCTGAATCTGGGTACCGAGACCGGCTCGTGGGCGCTCGGGTCCACTTTCGCCGACTTCTTCACCTTGAGCTTGCAGGCGAAGGCGGAAGAGATCGCGGACGTCACCACGCAGCACGTCATCGAGGATCTGGTCGACGTGAACTTCGGCCCGGACGAGCCGGCGCCGCGGCTGGTCTTCGACGAGATCGGCTCGCAGTCGGCCGTGACCGTCGAGGCGCTCAAGTCGCTGCACGATGCAGGCTTGCTCGACGAGGACGAAGTGCTGAAGCAGTTCATCCGCGTGAAGTTCAAGCTCCCGAAGCCGTCCACGAGCACGCATGCCAGCGAGGGTGCCCGGACGCTCTCTGCGGCCGAGGTTTCGCAGAAGGTCTACCTGGCGAAGGTGAACGGCGTGCTCGGCACCCGGGAATCCCGCCAGATGATCGCAGACGCCGGCGGCCCCATCGATCCGGACCTGGACCCGGGTGCGGACCCTGCACCTCTCCCGAAGCCGTCCACGACGGCGCCCGCACCTACCGAAGGAGTCCCCAGTGCCTGAGTCCTGGTACCGGATCGTCAACGCCGCCGCGAAGACGGCCGAGGTCGACATCTTCGACGCGATCGGCTGGTACGGCGTGGACGCCGCCCAGCTCGCCCGGGACATTCGGGCGCTGGACGCCGACCGGATCACGGTCAGCATCAACTCGCCGGGCGGTGACGTCTTCGACGGCATCACGATCCTGAACGCGCTGCGTCAGCATCCGGCGACGGTCACGGCGAACGTGATGGGCCTGGCGGCGTCCGCGGCCAGCTTCATCGCCTGCGGCTGCGACACGGTCGTCATGGCCGAGAACTCGACGCTGATGATTCACGACGCCTCCGGGGTTGTGATCGGCACAGCCCAGGACATGGCCGAGATGGCCGACCTGCTCGACCAGATCAGCGACAACATCGCCTCGATCTATGCCGCCAAGGCTGGCGGGTCTGCCGAGAACTGGCGGGCGGTCATGCGCGGCGAGAAGTGGTACTCGGCGCAGGAGGCGGTCGACGCAGGTCTCGCGGATCAGGTCGACAAGGCCTCCCGGACGCTGGCGCCGAAGGCTGAGCCGAAGAACGCGGCGCCCAAGCCGCACACCCTTGCCGAGGCGCGCGCCGCCCTGGCCCTGATTGTCCAGCCGGCCGACATGGCGACTGGCACCGAGCCGGCGGAACCGCCGGTCGAAACCACTACCCGGAAGGAGGTCGGCGTGGCCGACTCCCTCAAGGCGGAGATCGCGAAGCGGCTCGGTGTCACCGACACCAACGCGGACGACTCCACCATCATCAATGCCCTCGACGAGTCCCTCGCCGAGCGGGCCGACGCGAAGGTGACGCTGCCCGAGGGCGTCGTCGCGATCGAGAAGGGCGTCCTCGACCAGCTGCTGGCGGACGCCGCGGCCGGCCGTCAGGCGCTCGTGAACCAGGACGCGGCCCGCCGCGACCAGGTCATCACCGATGCGCTCAGGGCCGGGAAGATCACCGCCGAGCAGCGCACCAAGTGGCGCGCCTCGCTCGACAAGGACGAGGCCGGCATCACCGACCTCCTGGGCAGCATGGCCGCCGTCGTCAACGTGGAGGCCAAGGCCGCCACGGCGCCCGAGGACAACGAAGACGCCGCCTACGCGGCCTACTACAAGGAGGGCTGATCTGTGGCCGAGTACGTTCCGTTCCTCGACGAGGACAACATCACCCGGAAGGCGTCGGCGACGATCACCGGCGGCCAGATGGTCTACATCTCCGGCGACGGCACCGTCGCCCCCACGACGGGCGCCGTCGCGAACTGGCTCGGCATGGCCGGATTCGATGCGGCGGTCGGCGACAACGTCACGATCCACACCGAGGACTTCCCCAAGGCGACGGCGTCCGGCGCCATCACGGCCGGGGACGCCTTGGAGACCGCGGCCGCCGGCAAGCTCGCGAAGCACACCCTGGGCACCAACGACTACCTGGTCGTGGGCTACGCCCTGAACACCGTCGCGGACGGCGGAACCGTCCGACTCAAGTCCATCCGCTAGTCGTCCCAGGAAAGGACTGACCCGTGCCCTACGTGTACCCGCCGGCTGCCCCCACGCTCTCCGGCGATACCCTGTCCGCCTCCCGCTTCCTCCAGTCGCCCACCTTCGTGGCACGGCGCCTGCGGACCCTCCTCGAGCAGCGCTTCATCGGCGCCCGGCTCCTGACGCAGCGCTTCACCGCTACCGGCGGTGCGATCGTCTTCGAGTCCGGCGAGACGATCTACGCCAACGACGACCCGCAGGCCATCGCGCCGCTGGCGAACTACCCGCTCACGACCACGTCGACAGGTACCGCATCGGTCGCCAAGACCGTGAAGTTCGGCGAGGACGAGCCGATCTCCGACGAGGCGATCACCCGCCTGCAGATGCAGCCGGTCGACCGCAGCATGATCAAGCTCGCCAACTCGGCGGTCAAGGCCAACGACGCCGTGATCCTGTCGGCGCTCGCGAGCGCCGTCACGTCCACGGCCGCCGCGACGACCGCTTGGGCGACCGCCGCCGCCGACTCGATCCTGAACGACGCCATGACGGCGCGCGCGCAGGTGCTGGCCCTCAATCAGGGCTACCACCCGGACGTGGTCGTGCTCGACGACCTCACGTGGACGAAGGCCTTCGTCGCCTTCGTCAAGGCCGGGTTCCTGCCCCGGGAGGCCGACAATCCGATCGCGACGGGCGCCTTCCCGGTCATCGGCGGCATGACGTGGCTCCCGACCCCGAACGTCCCGGTGGCTGGCCGCGTCCTCGTCGCCGACTCGACCATGCTCGGCGGCATCGCGAAGGAGGTCATCGAGTCTCCCGGCTACTCGGTCGTGAACGCAGACCTCGGCATCGAGTCGAAGAACCTGCGCACCGACGAGAACGACGGATGGAAGATCCGCGTGCGGTACTCCAACGTGCCCGTCATCCTCGAGCCGGCCGCGGCCCGCTGGATCACGGGGGTCTGAGTCATGGCGCACACCGTCACGGCCGCTCTCGTCATCGCGTACGACGCCGACCACAGGCAGGTCTACTTGTACGCGGGCGAGAGGGTCCCGGACCGTGTCCCGGCAGACGAGGTGCAGCGCCTCGTGGACATCGGCATGGTCGTGCTGTTCGAGCCCACCGATGCGGACGCCGCAGGAGTGCCCGTCACGGTCGGCGAGGAGAAGCCCAAGCGGGCACCCGGAGGCCGACGGGGGAAGGTCGCGCAGGCGGAAGCGGCCCTCGCTCTGATGTCCGTCGACGAGCTGCTGGCGGAAGCGAGGGCGCGCGGCATCGAGGTGCCCGAGGGCGTCTCCGATCCGGCCGACCTCATCGCCCTGATCGAGCAGTGAGCGGAGGGGAGGGGTCGTGTCTGATTTGATCGATTTCGAGGCGGTTCTCGCGGCCGATCCCTCCCTTTCGGTCATGGAGGGGCAGTTGGTGTCCGCCGCCGTCAATTCGGCAGTGCGCCGGGTGGCGCCGTGCGTCCTGGACACGTCCGATCCGGGGATTCGCGCCGAGGCGCTGCTGATCGTCACCAACGCGATCAGTGCGGCCGCAGAGGCGCCTTCGCGGTGGGTCGACACCGAGACCGCCGGGCCCTTCACGACGAAGTACCGGTCGGTGCTGGAGGGCGGAGTCTTGGGCATCGCGGACGAGGCCGCACTTCGTGCACTGTGCGGGTCTGGCGCATCCGTGTCGGGCTTGTCCCGGGCGTCCTTCCCTGAGCCTGTGGGCAAGATCGACGCGCTCTTCGGCTTCCGCTTCGGACGCCGATGAGGACCCGGAGCATTGGGCGTCAGCCCTTCGCGGTGGGTGCGAAGGACGCGCACGGGGTGCGTGCCGAGACGTGGGGGCCAGAGGAATCCGTGCTGGTCTTCGGCTGGTACGACGAGGACGGCCGTGAGCCCAGCCGTCCCGGCTACGAGGGTCGGGCCGTCACCTTCCGCAGGGTGCTGGTGCCCGACGGGTCTCCGATCGCGGACCGCGACCTGCTCGTCTTCCCTGATGGCACCTTCCGGGTGGATCGGGGCCCGATCGACTACGGGAGTGGTCCGGGCCGGTATTTCCCCGGACTGGTCGCCGAATGCTTGCGGGCGATCGGCTGATGGCCTCCGACTTTGTCCTGAACGGCGCCGCATGGGATCAGCTCCGCAACCTGCCGGCCGTCCATGAGGCGATGGCCGGGATCGCTGGCCGCGTCTGTGATGCGGCGAACGCGTGGGCCAAGAGCCCATCGGGCGAACCTGACTTCCATGTGGTGCGCGAGGCCGGTAAGCACCGGGCCCGCTACACGGTCCGGCCATGCACGATGCGCGGCGTCGTCCTGGTGTCGAAGGACCCGGCGGGCTTCATGGCCTGCCTCGAATCGGCGAGGGGGTGAATTGATGGAGATCCTGATTCTCGAGTCCGGGGTCGTGGTCGAGGTGTCACCCTCGACGGCGACCGACATGCTGGCCCTCGGGCTGGCCTCTGATGACCGCGATTTGATCGCGGCCGCAAAGGAGCCGACTGGCACGCTGGAGGAGGAGTGACCGGCCCCCGGCTGGTGGGCGCCGACATTGAATCGGCAGCCATCTCCTACCTGTCTCCGCTCGTCGGTGTCCCGATCTCCACTCTGATGCCGAGTCCTCGGCCGCCGTCCGGTGTGCGCGTCTCGGCTACGGGTGGCAGTCGCGACCTGGTCCTCGACGACGCCCAAGTCGCCATCGTCGTGTGGGCTCCCGACTCTCCGGCGGCCGCGGCGCTCGCCCTCGACGTCCAGTCCTGGTGGCTGGCGTGGGGTGAGTCGGATGGGCTGCTGATCGTCCACGACGCCGCCTGCTCGCGGCCCGCCTACCTCCCCGACCCGGACACGGGTCGACCTCAGTACGTCATGCAAGCGAGCGTCCTCACGAGGCCGCTCATCATCGACCCGTAAAGGACATCACTCATGGCATCACCCAATGACCTGCGGGCCGGTGGCCCGAAGTCGGCCGCCACGGTCGGCGGATATGCGTTCTCGGCGGTGCTCGGCACCGCGGCGCCCACGGACGCCGCAACCGCACTGAACGCCGCCTACAAGGATCTGGGCTACGTCTCCAAGAAGGGCGTCGCGGTGTCGCCGGACGCCAAGTGGGAGCGCGAGACGGACTGGAACTTGGACACCGTCATGGTGATCCCGGGCGACAAGTCCTGCACCGTCAAGCTGTCGCTGCTGTCGGTGTCGGCGCAGACGACCCTCGAGGAGGTCTTCGGTGTCGGGAACGTGACCGTTACCGGCCAGAAGGTGGCCTACGGATGGTCGGGAGACCAGCTCCCGCACAAGATGTACGCCTTCGACATGAAGTACGGCGCCACTGCCCGCCGGCTGGCGATCAACGACGGCCAGGTGACGAAGGTCGGAGACATCGAGCACGTCAAGAATTCGATGGAGGAATTCGCCATCGAGATCGAGTGCTTCAAGGACTCGACGGGCCTGTACTTCCACAAGTACGAGGGCTGATAGAGCCGCGCGGGCGGATGGCTTCTCTGCCGACTCGCCGTCCGCCCGCGCCCACCCGTTTTCCCGAGTCGGCATCAAACACGAAAGCGAGTCGGCAGACATGGCATACCAACTACCCGCGAGCAAGATCGGCGACGGATTCGACGTCGAGGTGGACGGCGAGACGTTCACGATTCCTCTCATGCAGGGGATGACCGGAGCAGACCTCCAGATCCTCTCGGCCCTCGATGTGAGCAGCAGCCTTGCGGCGGCGCTGGGGCTCGTGAACTTCTTTGAGCACCTCGGGGTGCCGGCGCGGAGGCTCAAGTTCGACCAGGTCGGGTGGCTCTTCGACGCGTGGAAGGAAGCATCGGAGGTGAGCCTGGGGGAATCTGCTGGCTCGCCGAAGCGATCGCCGAGCACCGCGAAGAAGTCGAATACGCGCTCATTGCGCAAGGCCTGAGGCTTCGCGATTTCGAGGCGGGCCGGGCGAACTGGCGGGACGCCTATGTGGTGTGCCGCCACCCCCCGTCCGGGTCGCCGCTCGCCGTCGCACTCTCCCCCGAGGATGCATGGTCTCCAGGTGAGCACTTGGCTGCGCTGACCCTGGACACGATCACCTCGTGGGCGTGGGCGTGGAGTCGGCAGACCGGATCTCCGCCTGATCCGATCCCGCGTCCGGGCGTCACGCCCCCTGACGAAGTCGCCTTCGCTGGCGACGTGATGACCCTCGACGAAATGGACGCTTGGCTCGCCGAAAGGCGGGCGCCGGACGAGTAGGAAAGAGGTGCCCCGATGGCTGTCGAGCTCGCCCAGGGGTACCTTTCCCTCGCCGTCTCAGCTAAGGGCGGTGGCGCCGACCTGAAGAAGATCTTTGACGGGCTCAAGGGCGATGCCGCCAAGGCCGGCCAGGAGGCCGGGGCGGCGCTCCGTAAGGGCGTCGAGTCGGGGTCGGCTGGGGCGCTCAAGGTGCTGGAGGCCGAGTATGCGAAGGCGTCGGTCGCCGCCGAGGTAGCAGGCAAGCGGGCGAAGGCTGCGGCCGAGGAGCAGGAGGCGGCGGCCCGCAAGATTGCGATCGCCGAGGCGAAGCTCGCCGAGGTGCGGGCATCTGGCACCGCGAAGCAGTCGCAGCTTCTTGCGGCGGAGGATCGACTCGCGGCGGCCAGGAAGAACGCGTCGACCGCGACCCTCAGGGTCGCGGCGGCGGACGAGGCGCTGAAGAAGGCGCAGGACGCCGCGAAGGCGTCAGCGGACAAGCTGGCATCGTCGACGGCGGCTGCGGAGAGGGCGACCTCTGGACTCGCCGGGAAGATCAAATCATCCCTGGCCGGGCTGAAGATCCCGAACGTCTTCGACAAGCTGCCGGCCCAGGCAGAGAAGTCGGGCAAGGACGCCGGCCACCGGCTGGCCACCGGCATTTCGACCGCCCAGGCGGCGGTCGCTGGGGCCGCCGGCGGACTGGCCGCTTCCGCAGCGTCGGCGATCATGAGTGCGGTCGGCAAGGTCTTCACGGACGGCGTCGCTGGGGCGGCGAACCTCGAGCAGTCGGTCGGCGCGGTCCAGTCCGTGTTCGGGAAGTACGCCAGTCAGGTCGATGCGGCGTCGAAGACGGCTGCTACCGGCCTCGGGCTGAGCCAGAATTCGTACAACGAGCTGGCGACGACCCTTGGCGCGATGGTCAAGAACAAGGGGATTCCCGACTTCGCGTCCAGGACGCAGGACCTCATCAAGCTGGGCGGCGACCTTGCCGCCCAGTTTGGCGGGTCCACGAAGGACGCCGTCGAGGCTATCGGCGCCGTCATGCGCGGCGAGTCGGACCCGATCGAGAAGTACGGCATCTCCATCTCGGACGCGGCGATCAAGGCCGAGATGGCGGCGAAGGGGCAGTCCAAGCTCACGGGGGCCGCGCTGGAGACCGCGAAGGCGCAGGCGCGCCTCGCGCTGCTGACCAAGCAGTCCGGCGACGCCCAGGGGGCTTTCGCGCGCGAGACCGACACCTTCGCCCACAAGCAGCAGGTCTTCAAAGCCTCCTGGGAGAACCTGTCGACCTCCATCGGGGGCATCTTCCTTCCGATCCTGTCGAAGGCAATGGACTTCCTGTCCGGGACGGCCATGCCCGCCCTTGACAAGGTCAAGCCGATCCTGAAGCTGGCGGCCGACGGCTTCGCCGCTTTCATGGGCGCTTTCACCGGCCAGGCCCCCGCTGGCGGGTCTCCGGCGCTGGCGATGGTCATCGACGCAGGCACGCGTGCGAAGTCGATTTTCGACGGGCTGAAGGTCTGGTTCGAGGCTGAGCTCATGCCTCGCCTGGGGGCGATTGGGACCATCTTCCAGGATCTGGTCGGCGGGATGATGACGCGTCTGGATCCGCTGATGCCGAGGGTGCAGCAGATCTTCGGGACGATCGGTCAGATCATCACCGGGGCGCTCGACCTGATCAAGGCGGCCTGGGACCTGTGGGGCGACGACATCATGGACGCGGTCGCGTTCGTCTTCGACAGCGTCCTCAAGGTGGCCGAGCCTGCCCTCGATGTGCTGTCGGGCCTGATCAAGGTCGCGATCGACATCATCAAGGGCGATTGGGGGGCCGCGTGGGAGCACTTCCAGGGTGTCGTCAAGTCCGCCCTCGATGCGGTGAAGGCGACCTTCGAGGCGGCCTGGGGTGCCATCAATGGCATCGCCGAGAAGATTTCCGGGGCGATCTCGTCGATCTCTGGAGGGGGGTCGGTGTCTGCGTCCGTGTCGACTATGTCGGTCGGGGTCGGATATCGGGGCGGCGGCTACACGGGTGCCATGGCGCCCGACAAGCCTGCCGGGACCGTCCATGGCGATGAGTGGGTGATCCGGTCGGAGGCTCAGCGGTCGATCCATGCGCAGTACCCGGGGCTGCTGGACTTCATGAACCGCGAGGGGGCACTGCCGGGCTCCGTGGTCCAGGCTCGGTCCGCGATTGCGCAGGCCCAGAAGGTGCTTCCGAGCTTCGACGTGGCCGACCTTCGCGGGTCCTCTTCGGATGCCGACTCGGCGCTTGTGCGGTCCGCGTGGGGTGCCGAGGGTGGAGCCGAGTCTGCGGGTCCGTCGCTGCGGCATGTCCGTGCCGCGGCCTTGCCGGCCGGTGGGCCCAGGGGTGGATCGGATGCGGCCCTTGCGGACGCCGTTGGTGCCGCGCTGGCGAGGCATCTGCCTCGGATGGATGTCCGCCTCGTGGGGGCGGTCGACAGGGTCGCTGATGTGATCGGCGCCGAGATCATGCTGGGCTATCGGGGGGGTGTCTGATGACGGTCGCACTGGTCGACTTTGTCCAGGAGGCCTGGAACTCGAGCGGCCAGGCGACCCTCACCCTCGGGGGCCTGTCGGCCGGTCAGCTCGCGATCGTCGAAGCGAGCCACTCGGACTCGTCGTCTCAGCTTCCGTCCGGGTGGACGTATGCCGGGGACGAGACGTGGTGGCGGGTCCTGCGGTCGTCGGATCTGTCCGGCGGCACCCTGACCGTAACGGTCCGGGCGTGGCTGACGGCGCTGACGGTCGTCTCTGGTGGCGCCGGCCTCGGCCGTCGTACCCAGCAGGCTCAAGTCCGGCTGACGGCCGCCACGGCCGCCTACTTCCGCGGCTGGACGCAGCCTTACCGGACCGACCTCGCACCGGGCACCTACCGGCTTGGGGCCGAGTCGGTCAGCCCGGAGGATGGCCACCTGCACGCCGTCTACCTGCGGGTGGGCGGCCCCGGCTATGTGGCCCTGGACGACACGTCGGACGCTGCAGGCTTCCGGGCCTTCGAGATTCTGGCTCCGGCCGCACCGTTGGCCCCGCTGTC